CAGCAGCGTGAGTTTTGTCAGCATATCGCGAATATCCATCATGGTTTCCTTATTTTCTAAAGCCTGTGGCCGGCAGTGGGGCGCGTTTCATTTTTGACATAGGGCTGGTCACGCCCTGTGGCAAATCGTTGGTAGTTTCAGCAGGGGATGTTTTGCCGCCTGCTATAGTCCAGACAGCATCTTCGGCGCTGTTTTTTACCACTGCTTTATCTTCGCCTACTGCTGCATAGTCTTTCTTGAGATCCCGCTGTTCTTTGGTATCAGCAGGGTAATCTGTCATCAGCACATCTTTCTGTTGCTCGATACCCAGCAACTCACGATCCATGCCATTGGCATAGTCTCGCTGGGTAATACAGATACGATCAGCATCTAGTCCCAGGAGTTCAGCTATCTGTTGTATCTGTGGAGGTGTCGCGGGATATCGGAATGTGACATCCATCATGTTGACGCTTTCATTGGGGAAAGCCGGAAAGTCCAGGGGCTGACTCATCACCGGAGTTCGTTTGATCTCGCCGATGCTGACTGGATCAAACTTCTTGAACTGATCTCTCAGTGCGGAGACGAATCCACTGGGGATGTCGCCCACGATTTTCACACGGTAATCGTGTGTGCGTTGGCTTTCGGTTAGATACTGAGAAAATGTCTTCATGTCATGGATCCTATCATCTATTTATCTTTTGCCGCGGTTTCATCATCGCGCGCCATCAAAGTACGCAGGAGATCATTGCGGCTCAACACCCGTCCTTGAGCGTTGGGCACTTCATCTTGGCTGCGATCTTGATCTATGCGAGCTTTTTTCAGCTGCAGATCAATCATCCGGAGTTTTTTATTGAGCTTGGCTGTCTTGGCTGTGATTGCATGACCCAGCATGGTGCCAGCCACGGCAAATATCTCTGATGCATAGCGACTGTCGACTTGCATTCCAAGATCCATGAGGTTGTCAAAACTCTCTTGTGCCTTGGCAGCGAGATCATCCATCTCTTGATCTGATGCTTCAAGCCCGCGCACCATGGGCAATGCTGCTTCGATCTTGTCTAGTTCAGCAAGGCTGTCTGGTAACACTGGTAGATTGTTGGCTATGTCATTGCCGGCTTCGGCGGTGTCACTGTCTTGTGGTTCAGTGTCTGTGGAGGGGAGATCAAAAAGTTCTTCGAGATTGTGATTGTTGGCTAAGGGCATGCGGTATTTACCGCTTTTTTGGTGCCTTGTGGAACATCACATCTTCATTGAGCACGCGGAATACTATTCCAGCCTGCTTGCACCAAGCACGAGCCGCAGACCATTTGGCATGATTGATAGCCACTACCATGCGGTCTCGCTCTGTCATTTTTCCTTCGATGAGGCTTTGCTTGCGTGGTTTGATCTCTATGATCTCAGTGCAGATTTTGTTGTTCTTTGTGCGATATCGCATGAACACATCCGGCACATAGTTGGTGATTTTACCTGTGAATGGGTGTCGATACTTGATGGCTATGGCTTCACTGGCCCACTCCAGCACTGAGTCATTGTTGTCACAGAACTGGAAGAAACTGAATTCCCACCCTGATCGATATCTGGGATTGCCTTTGCCTACATACTTTTGTCTATTGCGAGGAACAAATGTCCCTTGCGCAAAAGAACTCATGGCAACACATTCCTGGCGGCCCAGACATTGGGTGGTTGCACGGCCTGGACACCCACCAAGGTGCTGGGGCTCCTCAACCCATTGAGATAATAGCAAATATTGCTGGTGAGACGCACTGTGTCACCATCGGCCACGGAGTTCAACAGGTTGATTATGGGTATCTTGCTTTCTTGACTGATCCTGAACAGCGTGGTTGTGAAACTCAGGGCTGCTTCATCGGTGTTGTACACCGAAGCAAAATAGGAATACACGGCATCAAATTCGTTGCTGGGTACTTGCTGCTCAAAACTGTAAAAATCATCAAATACTCTTACAGTGAGATCAACCTGTGGATTAGGACCATTGACTGTGGGCATGGTAGATTATTTGGGAGGTGTTGGGAAAACCGGCGCTTGTAGCACTTGTTGGATGCTGGTGCCCACCGCGCCAGTGGTGTTGGCTCCGCCTGTGGTATTGCGCAGCACTCCTTGTGCAGCACCAAATACTTCTTCACTGACTATGCTGCCAATGGCCGTAGAACCCACAGTATTATATGCGGTGCCAGCTTTTTGCACAGCACCTATGAGTCCGCCCACGCTGCCACTCTGCAAGTCTCCAATTATACCAACCCCAGCGTCGATCAGTCCACCTTGTCCCAGTACGCTGCGTGTACCACCAGGGCGACTCAATGGACTGGGATCCTCGTCGTATGTAGCGGGATCTCCAAACCCCGTGGCGTTGGTGTCGGGTCTAGCTCCACCAATAGCGCCCGAATAATACTTCACGGTTTCATAATTGATGGTCATGCTGTTTTCCATGATACCATCACTTTGGCTGTAATCATAAGTGTCATGATCCCATTCCGTGATCATGGGATTGATGAGGACATAGCTGACCCATTTGTGCTGATCAAATCCAAAAATTGTTATGTCGCGGAAAAATGCTGGTTTGCCACCGGCTGTGTTGGTACCATCTGAATAACTTTCGCCCACATAACCCCAGTCACCGACCTGGCGCTGGTAGCTATAAATGTCGCGCGCGTTGTAACTGAATCCCGCGCTTTGCACCTGGCTGTTTCCCGAGCTACCATTGGTATTGGTTATGACCTGGTATTTTTGGCTGGGATCTTTGTAGTAATATGAGAAATAGTTGTACCACATGTTCCTGATGAGATCTCCACCATCATCATGGAATTTCACGGTCACGGGTTGATATTGGATACGTTTTTGTATCAGCCGCTTGCGGTTGTACTGATTCATGACGTCAACATCAAGCTGATACCGGGGCAAATCTATGGTTTTGACCAGCAGCCCCACTGTGCTGCTGTCTGAACCCACGAATATCTGTCGCAGTGGTGGTATATCCGTGGTGTTTAGATTAAAATAGACATGGAATAAAAACTTGAACCTAGGAGAATTTTGGTACCCATTGGTCCTGAAAGTTTTTGCTGCATGGCGATAATCTTTGAGGTAATCATTGCCAAAAAAGGCCTTGAGGAAATCCTCGCCGAACGCCATGGTCTATTAGCTCTGCGCTGTACCAACTCCAGACACGATACTACCAGCCAATCTGCCTACACTGGTACCAAGACCAGATCCCAGCGGAGTTTGCACAGCATTATCAAAACGTATCGTCATGGAGATAGTCACTGGTTCACTGTTGGCATAGTTGAGTTCGTTGTAGTTGACATTCTGCAAGAAGCAACCATACAGTTCCCAGGTTTCCAGCACCACGGGTTCTACTGCACCGTTACCGCCATCAAGTATTTCGCAACGTGTGAGGAACTTGTAGTCAATACCCGCAGCAGCCGATGCTTGTTCAACAAAGTCCAGCTGTTTCTGCAGTTGTTCGCCCACTAGTTTTGCCACTTCACCTGTGGCATCATCACGGAGATTGCAAGTAACTGCTTCCCACTCATGCTTGCCTGCGAGATACAGACGGCTGTTGTAGATAGGGATTTCTATCTCAGGGAAAGTCACACTGGGGCGTGTGAAGTCCATGACCTGCTTGGTCAATTCTGTCCTGGGAGTAGACACACCAAAGTTTTCAAACACCACACGGAAGCGGTATTGAAGTTTTGGCATCAACAGGCCCTGGGTGCTGCTGCTTTGGTCGCTTGCCAAGGGCACTGTCATTCTAGTTAGTGATGAAACAGCCATGTGTAATCTCCTATATGCTCTTATTTATGGTCATATCAAAGCCACCTTATGCGGTAAGCGGTCCTTCAGCAGTGGATATCGCACCGGTGTTTTCAATCCTCACGGGGATGTAAATGAACTCAACTGCCTTGACTGGCTCTATGGCAATGTCTACATAGAGCTCATTGCGGTCGATCCTGGCAGGAGTATTGTTTGTGAGATCACAAACAATAAGGTAATCATATACACCACGCTTGGCCACCAAATCCTGCAACAGACCATCAATGGCGTTGGTTATCTCGTTGCGTGTGATTTGATCGTTGGGTTCAAAAACAAAAGTCTTGGCTATCTGTGTGAGTCTTGCTCGCAAGAATGCCACCAGTCGGGCCACGTTGATGCGATCCAAGGCGCTGGTGATAGCTGCTTCGGTCTTGTTACCATAGTTGGTGATACCAACTCCAGGTATAAAGGTAATGGGATTGATCTTGTTTTCATACAATGTATCCCGGAGACCTTGTCCTGTGGCGATGGTCTGGAACTCACCAGTGGTGGAATTGATATAACCGATGCGTTCAGCATTGTCTATGACACCGCGGCGCACACCAGCCGGAGCCAACCACGGGAATGCCACTTCGTCGTTTCGCACAATGGTTCTCAGCATCATGTGGCTGGGAGGTGCCACCACTTGGCTACCAGTGAGATCTGTGGTCTGGCAGCTGGGATAGAACACGCCGAGGTATGTGTCTGAAGTAGTCAATCCATCACCCGATGGGAATCCAAGACCGCCTGCATCAGTAGCCCAGGCCTGTATTTCTGTGCCCACTGGTGCCAGTCTCATGGGAGTGTCGCCAACTATAAACGCTGTGTTGTTACGCTCGTTGTTGAGTCGCACCATGTTGATGATCAACTCAGGATAGTTGGGACATGCAATGAGGTTGTACTCCAACTGTTCCTCGCGCAGTACATCGGACGTATCAATGGCCGATTTCATGGCTGCCACGATGATCTGGCGCTGTGCCAATCTACCCATGTAGGGACTACCATCAGATCTATTTCCGCTGGCATTGACCCAGGCATTGGTCACCAGCGTGCTCCAAAACACTGGGTTGGTCGGAAGGTTACCCAATGTAGCAGCTATGGCTACATAGATCACACCATTATAGAGCACTTTGTCACCGATCTGATATTGATCTGCGGCATTGTATTGATCCACAGGGAATCTCTGTGCGTTGAACCAGTTCTGCTGGAATTGCTTGACATTGAATCCCGATCTGCGGGTATTCCACAACAACATTCCCGCTGGGTATTGCGCGGGAGATGGGGCATCAATGTCAAGATAGTTGCTGGTCAACAGATCGGTGATATCAGGGAACGCATCTGTGATGGGATCTGTGGTACCATTGGTGGCCCAACGAGCGTCCTGGAACAGTATGCCATTGCTGCTGACTTGATCTGTATTGTTGATAGTGACCCATTGATCCACGCCCGACACAGGTTCCCAACGCTTGATCAAAGGATAAAGTTCCAGATCACTGGTGTCGATCCAGAGATCACCGTAAACCAAGTTGCTACCATCACTTTGGGCAATGGGTTCTGTGCTGCTGACGATGGGGCCATTGGGATCAGTCTGTGTGAGATTAAAACCACGCACGTCGGGATTGACATTGCGATAGCCACGCCAGTTGGTACCATCGGAAATCATGATGTCTGCTTGATTCACTGACGAATAATACCAATCACGACCTGAATCGGGATCTTGGTCCGGTGCTGTGTCACTGGCAACGTATTCAAACGTATCCCAGTTACTCAACAACAACGTGCCAGTGTATGTCTCACGGCACAGCGGTGTATCTACAGTAAATCCAGCAGCAGCCAAAGGTGTTCCTATGATGTTTCGTAACAAGATCTGTCCACCTTGGCTGTGTGTGAAGGTTATGGCCCCGGTGTTGGTCACTGATGCAAAAACATTAGGCACATTGGCCGCACTAACGGCTGCGACAAAATCTGCAGCGGTAGTTCCTGTCAGTATCACTGGCACCGGAGTAGAAATAGCAGGACTTCCAGCAACTGACGCAGAGATAGTGAATCTATTACCGGATATAAAAGTCAAATTTCCACTGGTAGTGCCCGATATCACAGTGGGACCGGTTCGCATTCTACGCAGGAAAAGACTGGTCAGTAAAAAATCATATACTCCAGTTGTGATCAAATTGGCTTGCCAAGGAGAAATTGCTATCAGCGACCCAACAGGAATATTACGGCCGCCGCCGGTGGGATCCAGGGCAAAGTCTGCTGCAGCTTCAGTATTATAGATTGGCACAGACTCAGTGACAAACGCCCCAATATCAGCATCATACCTGCGGATAACTAAATCCGCACCTTGATTTACTGCGGTGGTTTGGAACCACACCGACCCAGTGGGCCTTGGCGTGGTATCAGTGGACCTCCAGCGTGGTACTGTATAATTGGGGGAGATTTGCAGCTCAGGAGCAAAATAATCTCCTGCTGTAACGCCCAGCGCAGTCAACAAAGAACTTGACCCCTCAACACTGACAGAGCCCAAAGTCAAATCTGATCCCACACCTTGACTTTCGGTGTCGATGTAGATTTCAAATCTATTGGATGTAGTGCCTGCAGTGACACCTGTGATATTGGCTGCGTTTACCGCCGCCACCAAACCTGCCAAAGTGTTGTTAGGCGAAGCTGGTACCACTACACTGAGTCCATTGATGGTCAATAGGTTACCAGCAGTCAGTGTGCTGGTCACGGCATTTGTACCTTGCACTGTGGGCCAAGAGTTTTTCCAATCAGCGCTGCCAACTATCACCCAGTTGTTGCTGGAGTTTTTGTAATACACAGGATTGTTTTCGTTAAGGGTGTTGACAGCATAGTTGCCAATCGAACCAATCGCCGGACTTGGTGCTCCAGCTACCAGTTGCGAAGCTGAGGTCAGGACCAATGGTGTCTGCACAGTAAAAGCACCAGTGGAGGCGTTCCATTGGAAAATTCCCCAAGAAGTGTCGCTGGTGTCAAACCAATAAGTATCTGCAGCAGGTGCGCCAGTGGGTCGTACAAGACTGGCTGTGAGCTCGGCTAGATCGATATTGGCACGTTGTATATAGGCCCTGTTGCTGACTCCCAGAACAGAAAACGCCGCCAACAATCCATATTCATTGAGTTCATATCCGTTGATTGGTGTACCCGCTGAAGTTTTGTAGAAGAATGGATCACCAAAGGTAGCAGCGAGTTCCCGCTGGCTGGTAATCAGGTAAACTTTTTCTGCATTGGCTGCCAATGTGCCAGGGGCTACACCCACACCGGCTCCAGAAATTTTGTTTTGTGCTGTGGCTAACAGGATGAAGGGAACCGAATTAGTTGCGGCAGGCACATAAGTGCTCTGATCAATTATGGTTACTTCTACTCCAGGGGATACTAGGGCCATGATTGCTTCCTTGTAAAATATTGTAGATATTTATGGAAGGTGGCAAAAGAATGCCCAGTTGCGATGCCTATATATAGGTCTTATCGTAAATAAAACATGCCTGAATCAAGACCAATGTGTAAAATCTGTGGGCAAAATGCCTGTGCTGTGGCATATCATCGCTATGGGAGGATCTATTATAGATCAAAATGCAATCGCTGTAATAGCCTCAAATTATCACCGGCAAAAAAAATTCCTAGATGGCAATCTGCGGGATATCGTAAAAAACCTGCTTGCGATCGTTGCGGATTCCTAGCCAGGCACGCTGCGCAGTTAGTGGTATACCACGTCGATGGCAATCTCAACAATGTTGATTTGAGAAATCTCAAGACCGTGTGTCAAAATTGTATCGTGGAAATCACGAGACTGGATTTACCTTGGCGTCGCGGAGATCTCGAAGAAGATCGTTGATCTCTCGATATAGATCATCTAGGCTAGTGTTGTTGGAGATCACACGATCAAATTCTGTACCGATCCAGGAAGTTTCGCTGGCATGTACACCTATGTTTTTCAGCGCTGTGACAGCAAATTCCAGGCCCTGATTGGCTAGCTCAGCGTAGTGATACCAGTCAGGCTCAGGCCCGCGCACCACGCGTATCACTGATCCACCTTGGGCTCGGATCGCTGCCATCTCATTGGGGAAACGACAGTCCGATATCACCACGTCGTCCTGTGTGGTGCGCAGTTTGTTTTCCAAGCTAGCTATCCAGATGTCATCATGGAATCCTTGCCTGCAGACTTCAGTGCCCCAGAGCTGTAACATCAATCTTGGAGTGATGGTGCGCCCTAGTCGCTCACTCCACCATGGATCTGGCTTTTCCCGCCATTCACGGCTGTGTCGGCTACGACCTTCTAACATCTCCCTATCCCAACCAAACACAGCGCTGACAGCATCTTTGAGGGTATTGGCAAAACTATCCCGCCGGAATCCATGTACATTTACAAGATAGTCAGCAACAGTATCTTTACCTGAACCGATTAGTCCACAAATACCAATTATCATTTGAGATTTTTATGGCAGAAAATATAGAAATATTTTTAAAATTGAGCAAATTAGTGCGTTAAAAACGTTGTGGTCTCGGAAATATTATTTTGTTGGTTATAAGACGTGACATCTGCGAGTCTGGCTTGTACGTCAGCTGTAGAAAGAAAATCATCGCAATCCTGTTGATTTTTAAAAATCAAATTCATCTGCAGAGTCAGTCCATCATTCACTAACTCCAGACTACGGTTAATCTGTCGACTATCTAATAGATTTCCCAAATAAGAAGTTAGATGGATGATATGCCAGTCTACAGATAGAGAAGGGCGAGTCCAAATCGATGTCATAGTAACCATAAGTTCTCTCAATTTTCTATCAAGGATTTTGTAGCCTGAATATTCTGTTCATTGCAATATTCTTTAACTTGCCAACTATAACGTTGGACATCAATGTTACTTTTAAATTCGTCGAGATCAGCGTTTGATGCCCAATGGAAGACTCTTGTCTTGGTTAAATTATCTTCTGAGAACCGTACCTCTATTTTTAGTAGTCTACCATTTGAAATATAATTGGCAAGGTAATAACTGGTTATCTCATTAGATGAAAGCGGCCATAAAACGGATAAATTTGGACGACGCCATGTCACAGTGTCGATTATCATTTAATTCTCCCAATCATTATTATTTATCAAGTTCTGGCGTTAAATTTACACCAAATCTGTGATTTTGAGATATTCTAAACTATCCCAGAGTAGGTTGCACTGCCTACGACAATCTTCCAAGGCATGGTGGCTCGCAGGATACTTTTGCAGGCTGGGCACCAGAGCAAACACCGTTCGGCTGTCACGCACAGAGAAATATCGCCAGGGCAAGGCCATGTTGAGACTCTTGTAGGCATTTTCCAGTATGGTCATGTCATAGGTGGGACCTTGCGCCCATACTCTGCGGGCATGCCAACAGATCTGATGCAGTCCTCTCAGAGCTGGCTCTAGATCGATGCGCCCGGATTCCGCAAATGCCTCTTCGCGCACGATCTCGGGTTGGGTAGCCCACCAATCTATGGTGCTCTGTTGTATGCTGCGATTGGCCTGGCTTTCCAAGGTCACCCGGGCATAGAAATCCCGACCAAACCTGTCGCGCACCAAGGGATCAAATTCTTGCGCAGCGATGGTCAAGATGGTGGTATCGGGATCAGTGCCCAATCCTTCGATATCAATCATGACATCCATGATATTCAGCTCTCAAAATCATAGTATTGCAGAAATACATTGGGTTTGTCAAGATTTAAGGTAATCCTACCATTAAAGCCCACATAGTTAGTGGGTATAGATCCAGTAGCAGTTTCTAAAACTAGTTTCTGGTTTAGTGCATTCTGGCTAATTTCAATTTTGTCTAGTGCCAAATTAGTAATTTTAACATAAAGATCTTTGATGATATTACCATTTTCATCGATCTGCGTGTCTGTTAGGTTGTTTTTTCCAGAAAAAATCAAAAATAAACGAGTGGGAAGTGTTAAATCTAGAAAGACTTGGGCCTGAGCATAGTCTCCATTTATCTGAGGAGTAGCTGTTAGAACCTTCTGATTGTTATAGATTTCTACCTGCATGATTTTGCCATCTATTAGACCATATTCAAAGTCTATACGCAATTGGCATCGGGCTAGCTCAAGCATTGGCTAACATTTCTAACAAATAGTGATTGTCCATTCTTTGGATTGTGGTGTATCCTAAATTGATGCTGTGTTGCTCGAGCTCTTTGACCCACTGGACACGAATTTCTGGATTACTGTGATGATTTTGCCAATGCTGTGGTGTATTGCCAATCATGCGTATACCCAGTTTGTCTTTATTGCGATCCAAATAGGTATCAGTAAAAATACCCAGAGTCCCACCCCAAGAAATCGCTAGCGTATCTTTGTACTCTATATGGGCATCTAGCCATTGTTTAGCGAACTCTATATCTTGATAGGTCTCGGTATGCCAACCAACTATCATTAAAAACACTAGAAAGATTTTATATTTTCGGGCTTGTTCAAGGTGCCGATCGATACTAGCGTTTGAGAATTTCTTTCCCATATCATAACGTATGTGTTCGTTGAGATTTTCAATGCCTACATTTAGCACCTTGGCTCCACCGTCGTGAAGCAATTGCCATTCTCGTTCGCTATTAGATGTCCATTCACGGAAGATATAAAATCCAGTCCATTTCAGCCGATCGTCGGATCTTTGCTGATTAAACGCGCTGAGTTGTGTGGTAAAATGTGTAAATTCTTTGAGGTTGCCGTTGACGAGAGAATCCTGGAACTTAAAATGTTTTATCCCGTATTTGCGATGTTGTGTCAACATTTCTTCATAGACATCTTGTCCATTCCGCCATGTAAATTTTTTCCAATTTTCAATATAGTCACAAAATTTACACTTTCGAACACATCCTCGACTACCCAAGATACCTAGCATTTTCTTTTCATAAATGGAAAAATCATAGTCAGAGTAATCAGGCATGGGAAGATTTGTTAATTCTTCCCTGGTGAGTTGTTGCCAATATTCATCGTTTACACCGGGAAAATCATCATGCCCTGTGAGTAGATTGTAAAGAGCATGTTCACCATCACCCCGTATATGATAATCAACAAAACCATGATCTATGAGCTTTTGCGTAAACGTTGCTGGCCCTACAAAATTGTTTTCCAAGCAACCGGGGCCCCCTACCACTATTTTTACTGATGGATCAAATTTTTTTAACAGATAAGCCAACCATGTCATGGTATTTTTACTAAGATAACTAAACGTGCTGATGCCTACCCACTGTGGTGTAAAACTCAATATTTGTTTGACCATGCCCAACAACATATCAAATGTCCACTGTGCAGCCTCTGGTGTGATTTTGTTTTCAAAGAAAAATCGTAGTATTTCATGTTGATTAGGTTGTTTTTTGACCTTAGCCACAACCTCTCCGTTAATATCTACAGCCAGGCAACTCAGTCCGGCTTTTTCAACTACGGGTTTTAGAGAGGCTGGTGCCATCAAAGCGAAATTAGTATCGCACCAGGGCACCGACACGATGACCATGTCATAATGAACGCATTTGGGATTGCTAAGAATATTGTAAAACATAGACTTTTAGTTATGCCTTCAACGATACACGTTGAGTCTTTGTATTAATTTGCTGGTTGGGTTGATTCTTTTGGTTTTTTTAGATTTTCGGGATTGACGTATTTTAGTACGAGCTCGTGTTTTTTTCATGCGCTGAGCCTGTGCGTAATCGGGAGCAGCCGAACAATCACTTACTCGCGGCACAGTGCGATTGGCTCTGGGGCCCGATTCGCAGCGCCAGCTCAAGGAGACTTTGCCAGTCCTGGGACTGCGTCGCCACACCATGCGATGCTCGGTGATGAATTCGTGTGCTCGCATGGTTATCCTATGACAAAAGTCAAGGGCTGCGAACCATCTACGTAGAGCTTGAGATCTTCGATGCAGCGATCCATTATGGCCTGTCCCTCGCTTTT